GCAAGGTACCGATAATGGCTGTCACCATGACCTACACGTCCCTGGTAGCGGATGTCACGCTCTACCTGGAACGCTCGGACGCGCAGACGATCAATCAGATCCCGTCTTTTATCAACCTCGCCGAGTCGATCATTTCGGACGAGCTAAAGATCCTTGGCCAGCAAGAGACCGTCTCTGCGACCATGGTCCAAGGCACTCCGGTTATTGCCAAGCCTACGCGCTGGAGGAAGACGACCTCCTTCAACATCACGGTCGCAGGCGAACGCAAGCCACTGCTTTTGAGGAAGTATGAGTACCTACGCAACTATTGGCCCAACCCAACAACCGAAGGCGAACCGCTTTTTTACGCCGACTACGACTTCGACAACTGGCTCATTGCGCCAACGCCTGATGCTGCTTATGCGTTTGAGGTCCTTTACTACGAGAAGATTCAGCCGCTAGACGCAACCAATCAAACCAACTGGTTCACGATCAACGCGCCCCAGGCCATGCTTTACGGCACACTTTTGCAGGCCATGCCCTTCCTGAAAAACGACTCTCGGGTACAGCTTTGGCAGTCCTTGTATGACCGCGCCATTCAAACGCTCAAGCTCGAGAACGATACCCGGACGATCGATCGTTCGGCTACGGTGCAAGAAGTATGACCTCCTACGTCAATGTATTCACTGGGGACGTCATTCAACCCACGGACGTCAGCTATAAGTCATTCTCGATCTCGGCTAACCTGACGCTGGCTTGGCCACTTGATGGCAACGCCCTTGGCAACTATGCCGCCAGGATCATGCAGATCACGGCAACGACGGGAAGCCTTTCCGTTTACATGCCGCCTGCTAATGAGACTTCGGTTGGCACTGATTCTCTTATCCGCAACGTCGGTTCAAACACCTTCACGATGCGCGACAACGCAGGCAATACGATTGTCTCGGTCGCAGCAGGTGAGGCTAAGTACATCTATGTGACCGACAACTCGACGGTTGCGGGAACCTGGGGCGTCATTGCTTTCGGTACAGGCTCAAGCTCTGCCGATGCCGCAACGCTTGCAGGCTATGGCCTTAAAGCCATAACCACGACGCTCAATCAATCGCACCCAGTCACGACGACATCCTCTGGATTTACGGCCGACTCAACCTACCGCGCCAAAACACTAATTTGGACGGGTGGCGTCGGAACCATTGCACTCACCGCAGCCGCAACCCTGGGTGACGACTGGTTCTTCATGGTTCGTAATAACGGCACGGGCCTTTTAACCATTGATCCAAACGCTTCGGAACTGATCAACGGCGACTCGAATCTTGCCTTGCAGATTGGTGACTCGGCCTTCATTGTCTGCTCGGGCAGTGCTTTCTATACCGTAGGCCTGGGGCAGGCAACGACCTTTGCTTATTCGCAGCTTGTGCTGCCGGTAACCTCGGGAACCTACACGCTAACCCCGGCCCAGGCGCAAAACACAATCATCAAGGTGACGGGTGCTTTGACTGGCGCTGTCACAGTCCAGTTTCCCGCGGCGGTTCAGGTCTACTTTGCCCTTAATCAAACGACGGGTGCTTATAACGTCACCTTCGAGACAGGGGTCGTAGGGGGTCTTACAGCCACGCTACAGCCCAATCAGCAGGCTACCTTGGTATGCGACTCGGTTAACGTCCTGAACGCCACCACGGTGATTACAGGGGCCTTGGCGGTGTCATTGATTGATGGATCGGCCGCGGCACCGTCGCTAAACTTTGCGCTTGAGACCAATACCGGTATGTATCGACCCTCGGGTGGATCGAAGATCGGGTGGTCCGTTGGCGGAAATACCAAGATGCTTCTCACCACTGAAGGGCTTGCCGGAGGGTCGTTCTAATGACTGAGAAGGTCATCACGATCAATACGCAGCCTGGAATACGCCGGGACGGTACCGTTTTGGACGGGGACCAATACTCTGATGGCTTATGGGTACGCTTTCAGCGTGGACGGCCAAGAAAAGTCCTTGGCGTTAAGCGGATCTCCAATCAGATCTATGGCCCGACTCGAGGGATGTTCGTTGATTCCAGCAACGGTATTAACAACATCTTCACGTCCTACGCTTCAGGCATTCAGGTTATCGGCGTTGATAACAACGGCGTTGGCGCAGGTGTCTCTGATTTCACTTTTACGGGGCCAATTGCGACTTTTGGGACTCTAGTCCCAGGGTCTGGCTACACAAACGGCACCTATAACGGCGTGGCCATGACCGGAGGCACTGGAACCGGCCTTTATTGCAACATCACGATCGCTGGCGGGTCCGTAACGTCAGTCGTTATTACCGACACCGGCCCGATTTTGACGCTCGGAACCATTACGGGCGGGTCTGCATACACAAACGGCACTTATACCGACGTTCCCCTTACTGGCGGCCTTGGTTCGGGCGCTATTGCGACGGTAACGGTTGCTGCCGGGGCTGTTACAACCGTTTCGCTTACCGATCTTGGCGCTGGGTATACCCCTGGCGACGTGCTTTCAGCTACCACGGCCAATCTTGGTGGCACTGGCTCAGGCTTTTCGGTGCCCGTGGCCACGATTACCTCGGCTTATGTGCAGTCTGGCGTCGGTTATACGGTCGGAGATACGCTTTCTGCCGACGCTACGAGCCTCGGCGGGACCGTAACGACCGCTTTTAGCATCCCGGTAGCCACTATTAGCTCGGTTTTCACTGCAAGCGCCAATAATGTTTATCAATTTGACTCTTCTTACGACGCGCAAGGTGGCGTAAATCAGCTTTTGGTCCACCCAGGGCAGAATCTGGCGCAGGTCGACTCGACAACCAACACGCCAGTGCTTTATGGCGCGATTACCGGGACGACATTGACCGAGCTTCGTGACGTCAGCGGTCCTGATCCAACGGGTGACATCGTCTCGGTCTCTGGCGGTGTTGTCGCTCTTCATCCGTACATCTTCGTTTACGGTAACTCGGGTTTGATCAAGAACAATTCCAAGGGTAATCCCCTGGACTGGAACTCAGCCGATGCCAACGAGGTCAACGTCGCTACAGGCAAGATCGTCAAAGGCCTTCCGGTGCGAGGCGGTACGAACGCGCCCTCGGGTTTATTCTGGTCGCTTGATTCGCTGATTCGCGTCTCTTACATCGGCGCTCCTGATTACTGGCGCTACGACATCATTACCTCGCAATCTTCAATTCTCTCGTCTTCGGGCGTTATCGAGTACGACGGGATCTATTACTGGTGCGGGGTTGACCGCTTCCTGATGTACAACGGCGTGGTTCAAGAGATCCCGAACCCGATGAACCAAAACTGGTTCTTCGACAATTTGAACTATACCCAGCGGCAAAAGGTCTGGGCCTGGAAGGTGCCTCGCTATGGCGAGATCTGGTGGTTCTACCCTCGAGGGTCGGCCACCGAGTGTACCGACGCGATTATTTACAACGTCCGCGAAAAGACGTGGTACGACGCTGGCCAAAGCATTCATGCTCAGCGCTCATCGGGTTACTTCTCCCAGGTTTTCAAGTATCCAGTCGCTGGAGGTACTCAAGACATCGGCGGCGGGTTTACCAAGCTCTGGCAGCACGAAGTCGGGGTGGATGTTGTCGACGGTGCTTCAACCTCTGCCATCGATTCGTATTTCACGACGCACGACCTGTCCTGGGTGACTGGTAACCCAGCGCAGGAGGTTCCGATCGGGGACAATTTCTGGTCTCGCCTGGAGCGCGTGGAGCCTGATTTCCTGCAAGACCAAGAGATGACCATGTACATCATTGGACGTCCTTACGCGCAGGCAGCCGACGTTACAAGCGGACCTTATACGTTTGATGCAAGCACGACCAAGATCGACTTAAAAGAACAGCGCCGGGAACTGAGGCTCAAGTTCGAGTCCAACATCATCGGCGGGGACTATCAAATGGGTCGCATTCTCTTGTCGCTCGATATGGGCGATGTCAGGGGTTACACGCCATGACGCAGATCTACGACCCCCGGAACATGGAATGGTCCTACTGGAACGCGCTCATCGCGGAAAAGTACGAGGCCCAGCAGCTTATGTGGCCGGTGCCCGAAGAGAACTGGAAGGACTTTGCGCTTTCAATTTGTTCGATCGCTTTGTTCTCGAACTATGGTGTACCGACCCCGCACGGGTTCGACCGATGGCAAGATTGGGCCTTCGCTTTCAATAACGCGGTGAACTAAATGGCATCGACTGCATATCAGTACGCGACGGGAGAAGGTGGCATCGGCCTGGAGGCCATGAATCAGAATATCCGCGACTTCTTCGCGAATGCTCCGACCGAAGAAGCTACCCGCGCTGCCATGGCTCAATATGGCGTATCCGATGAGGACATCCGACGCGCTACTGGCAAAGTATTTGGGGATTACTTCCCAACCGGAGGCTTATCGAGCGTTTCCGCGCCCCAGGATACGGTTTTGGGTGGTCTTGCAGCCGCTCAAGATACGGTTACCGGCGCCCTGCCTGATGTTGTTTCAAGGATGGCTGGCCAAGATACTGTTTCTGGTGGCCTTTCTGTTGCTGGCTCAACCATCCCCGGCATGGATAAACTCGTTGGGGTTGACCAGCTTGCCCTTGGGTATAACAAAGACGCAACCAATGCGGCTAATGCACAA